GACAAGGCCTAGTAAGCGACGAGACAACCGTAGCTGTTGACGACGCTGACGGCGACGAGCCAATGCCAGAGCCAGAGCCAGAGATGGATATGGACATGGACATGGAGCCCGAGATGGATGCAGCCGACGATGCTGACCTCATGGAGACTACAGAGGACGCTCTAGAAGAGACCACTGACGAGACTCTAGAAGAGACTACAGAGACTGTCGAAGAGCAAGAAGAGCTAGCAGAAGAAGATGCTTTTGTTGCTGAGGTTGTTCGCCGCGTCGCAGAGAGAATTTTAGCTGCTAATAAGAAAAATTCTTAAAATAGTGATTTCATTTTAGTTTAAAAAGGCTTGTCTTCTTGACAGGCCTTTTTATTTTTGCTATTATAATAATATAAACTAACAGGTGTATAATGGAAGGACATTTAATTGAAAGCCTAGGCTGGTACGCGCTAGGTATATTCTCATACAGAATAGGCACGTCACTGTTTAATACAAGCCGCGCCATGTTGACATTCTCAGAAGCAGTATATTACTCCTTGACTGTACTTAAGATATCTCATGACAATATCTTATCAGCGCAAGAGTTAAAGATAGAGGCTATGAAAAACGCCGGAGTGGAGCAGGAACTTATAGATGCGTCTAAAAAGGTAGATAATGAATTTCTAGAAACTTGGCGCATTACCTCTCTTTACGTGCTACAAAAAAGCTTGCCACCAGCGTACAAGCCACTGGCATCGTTTAAGAATTGGTTCCAAGCAATGCGTTATCTGGATAAAAGACTACGAAAGAATACAAAATAAACTATTTATGTAAAAGGGGATTTTTTATTATGTCAGAAGATACCACAGAGACAGAAGAGACCTTAGAGGAAACTCTAGAAGAAGAGTTGGAAGAAGCAGAAGAGTCCGATCTAGAAGAGCTTGATGGGGATCAAGTAGAAGATGATGGCGAACTTTTGCAGGCGATCGCACCTCTGATGTTTGGCCTCAGCCCCGGAGGAGCCGCAGCAGCAGAGACAGAAACGTCTAATTCAGTCATTCTTTATGGGGACATCGACGAGGAGAATGCTGCAGACCTAGTAACATCTCTATTAAGAAAAAGAATACACGAGACACCAGAAGAGCGCGCGATGTGCATGCACTTTTATCTATCAAGTTGGGGAGGGTCTGCCGCAGACATGTTCTCAATCTATGATACGATGAACTTGCTTAAGCAGAATCGTGATATCTACACCTACGGCCTAGGCAAGATTATGTCCGCCGCGGTTCCAATCCTAGCTGCTGGCACTAAAGGCAAAAGGCTGATTGGAAAGAATTGTAGAGTTATGATTCATGGCGTTATTGCTGGTCACCACGGACCACTCTTCAATCTTCAAAACGAGATGGAAGAGGTGAAGTGGACTCAAGAAAAATATATTGATGTGCTTGTTCGGGACACCGACATGACAAGAAGATATATTAAAAAATTAATTGACAGGAAAGTGAATGTATATCTCGATGCTAAAGAAGCTATCGAATTGGGTATCGCGGACGACATTATCTAAGATACTTTATAATCGAAGATCAGCGAAAAAATTAAAATGGAGCCCGTCTTGGTTCGGCGCCGAGGAGTTTGACGTTGTTTTAATCAATAGGATTATAGACTTCCAAAAGGCTCACGGGTTAAACCCTGATGGTCTCGTCGGGCCAATGACTTATAGCCGAGCCTTTACGAACATGGAAAACACTCCTAAGACCAAAGGTAGAGTCCTGTGTAATGGCAAGCTAGTTCCGTTTGATTGGCCCAGGATTAAAATAGACCTAATCAAAGACGGGTGTTACAAGAAGAATAAGAAAGAGCGAATACCCACCATGATAGTGACGCACTGGGATGTGTGCCTTTCAGCGGAATCTTGTAAGAAGGTTCTGGAGAAAAGAAATATATCTACACACTTTGTTATCGATAATGATGGGACGATTGTACAACTAGCGGATTGCAATGATATTACTTGGCACGCTGGAAATAGAAGAGTTAACAATGCTTCGATTGGCATAGACTTCAGCAACGCCTATTACACCAAATACCAGAAAACGTATGTGAAAAACGGCCACGGCGAACGACCGGTCTTGAAGGATTCAGTTGTTCATGGTGTCAAGCTTAAGCCACATTTGGGATATTATCCAAAACAAATAATGGCGTACAAGGCTCTATTGGAGTTTTTGCATGAGCAATATGGAATTGCCTTAACATGCCCGACACAAAATGGTAGACTATTAACCGAAGTATATAAGCCCGCCGTTGCGGCAAAGTTTAATGGTGTCGTCTGTCATTATCATTTAACCAGAAAGAAGATTGATACAGCCGGCCTGAAATTAGATGAAATAATTTATCAATTAAAAGAGTACACTATCGGCTCAAAGGACTAATTATAGTATTATGGCAAGTAATATAGACTTGATTGTAGAGAAATTTCTCTCGAAAGATCAAAAGCCCAATCCAGAAGTGTCGTTTGAAGACATTTGTAATCTTATTGAAGAGCAGATGAATGCTCTCGAACCTTATCTAGATTCTACTAAGGAAGGAGCATCTCTGACCGAGGCCGAAAGGTTCAGCTATAGCATCGCCATTCCAAAACTGGTGCCTACGGAAGCTTGGGGTGATCCTTCCGCACAAGATCGCGCAGAAATCAACAGAGTCTTCTCCGTTGTACGTGGTGGTGCGAATATGAAAGCTAGAATTGAAGATCTAAATAAGTTTTTAGATCCTACCGCCGCACAACGACGAAGATCACCCTCTGTGATCCTTAACATGATGATGGTTACCGAGGCGCTACAGGCAGCACTCAACGATTATAATGAGTCCGCAGCCGGCTTTGTGTTCGAGGGCTTCATGGCCGCATTAACAGGCGGTAAGCAGATTGCAGGCCGCGTCCGAGGAACACTTCCTATTGAAGACTTCGTAGCCTTCAGTGAGATCGGCCAAGATGATCCAGTTAGTCTAAAGCTTCTCGGACCAGATACTCCGACTAAGGGTAGCTTTACCAACCTAGTTGACTACCTCTTTGTTCGAGGCGCAGAGAAGATCACATATCTAGTCGTATTTAAGTTGACTGTGGGTGAGAAAGTAGAGAAGCTACAGTTCTTTGATTATGTTATTGATAGAGAAAATCTAGTTGATGTTATGCTTCGGTCTAATAATATGGGCGTACTTGGTTCAGAGGCTGCAGCAGAGAACTTGAAAGCAGCTATTCAAAACTGGAATGGACAACAGGGCGAAGGCCTTAGAGAGATTGCCTTAGCACTGAATGATATGCCAGGATATACAAACAAAGGCATGATGTACGCTATGGGCCGTGGAGGAGAAGCTTTTCAGCCTCCAGAGGACGAGCCTGAATTAGGTGATTTACCTCCTGCAGAGCGCAAACGTGCAGAGCTAATACGAAAACTAAAGCTCGATGCGGAAAGAATTAATAAAGAAAGACTCGGCGGATTCCAGAAGCTAAAGCAGTATGGTAAAGATCCAGTAGATTCGAAAGAAGCAAGAGCTTTAAGAAAGAAGGCAAAAGAAGAGTTAGCTGACATTGAAGCTCAACTAAATGACCTCGGCGCTTCACTAAAAGAGTCTTTGTTTCACGAGAGAGAAAAGCTAATGCTTGAGCATGAAACTCGTCTTATTAGTGAAGGCAAGGGAGACGCGAAAAGCCAATGGGCAATTTCTAGAACTGAGATGGACAATATGTCCGATATAATAAACATGCGAAACTATGGTGTGATGGACCTCTCCCAGAAGAATATTGATGAACTAGTTGAAATTTACTCTGAAAAGCTCGGCGCAGCACTACAGAAGCTGTTAGAGAATACAAAAGAGCTTACAGAGAATATCGGCAGATATTACAGCGAATCTAGACGAAAGAGAGCTATGAAGGCAAACAATGCTGGTCAAGCCAAGGGCGAAGAGATCGTAGGATTACTTCAAGAAGACCCGAAGTATTCTGAAAAAGAAGAAAGTTAATTAAAATAACCCCTTGACTTTACATTGATTCGTTGCTATTATATAATGCACTAGACAACAAAGAGGT